ACGCCGATGATGTGGTGGAACGATCTGCCTCCGGTCCCGGTCCGAGCAACTGACAATGCCGGCGTTACCGTGCACGTCAGAAGCGTCGAGGATGCGCTCGAACAGATGGAGGCATGGCCCATGCCCGCCAGCGGCAGGCGCGGCCCGAAATGGCGCAAGGCCCACAAATCGAGTTTTGATGCGTTGGAGGGCATGGCCGAGCTCGATGCCGTCAGGAATGCATTCGAGGCCGCTGCGGACGAGGCCGGCTTCTTGCGGAAAATCGACCCTTGAAACGAAAAACCCCGCACATGGCGGGGCTTCGGAAAAGATAGGGAACGCTTAGGTCGGCGGCGGTTTGAACCAAGCCAGGATTTTCAGGATTGATTCCCATAGCAGCACGAAGCCAAACAGCAGGCCTGCAAATGTGATGGTCAGCCACTTGGTGACCTTTCCGAACCCGATGATCATTCGGATGATGGGGAGGCCGCTTCGAATGGTCGCGATGTCCTCAGCGCTGAGATCGGAAAGGAACTCGCGCGTCTTCGGCGGCAACTCCACCATACGCTCAACCGGCTGGGATTGGTCGCTCAACGGAATGCCCTCCCGATGAGGAAGCCAAGAATTGCCGCCACGACGACCACTTGAACCGTGGACATCGGGACGATGATCGCCGCCGCAGTTTCAGTCATTGCCCGAGCCCTTTCCGATAAGTCTCGTCCCATGCCCAACAGCGGGCAATTCGTGCATTCGCGCGACTGAGCGCGCGATCAGTCTTGAGGAGCGCAACGTCTGTGCGCTCATTTAGCTTGACGCCGGAGCGTTCAGTGACACGGCAGTCGGCCGGCTTATCCGGAACCTTGGCGGCTTCCTGCATCGCGGCTCGCGCTGCCTCGGCCGCCGCTTCGGCCTGCTTGGCGTCAGACAGACGCGCCCGCTCACTTGTTATGCAGCCGGTCAAGCATAGGCTGATCAACAGTGGTGCCAGGCGCTTGAGCTTTGAGCTCGTCGAGTTCATCGGAGAGACCTTCGTTTTTTCGCTCGGCTGCAATGCGAGCATCTTCGAACCTCTGATTTGCCTCAGCCAGGGAAGCGGCCTTCCCTTCCAAGAACGCTCGCGCGGTCTTTTCTGCTGCAAGCTGAGCTTTGAGCGCATCGAGTTCGGCGCCCGCCATCAGTTCGGTGACGGCCTTGTCGACCGCCCGACGAACAGCAGAGGACTTGTCGAAATGGACCCAGATGCCGGCGGCGATGATGAGGACCAGTGGGATCGGGATCATGACCGTGAGCACCCGCCAGACGGCGAGCGCGAAAGGCTTGAGGGCGAGCCATGTCATGGCAGCGGCCCCGCCAGCAGAACGGTCACCCACAGCACCTTGCAGGCAACATGCAGGGCCTGATCCTGGTTGTAGGAGATGCGGCCCATGCACTTGGCGTCATCGATCAGGCAGTGGGCTATGAACTCGGCGATACCGAGCGTCAGGCTCCCCGTGATGACGCCGACAAAGCCGCCATGGATGGCCGCATGTGCCAGCAGTCCATGATACCACGGCACGCCGGGGATCGGATTGACGCGGCTCTTTGCTTTGGCAAGGAAATCGCCCTGAAGCGGATAGTCCGCCAGCGCGTGACCGACGATGAGCAGCGCAAACAACGTGAGCAAACTCATCACAGCCCCTCATGCTTCGAGATGAAGAGCCGGTCGCGGAAGATGTAGACGATCAGCCCAAGGACGACGACAAGCAGCACCAGCGTCAGCATGCTGAGCCCAAGGGCATCCGAGATCGATCGCCCGCTTTCGACCGCCTGCGAGACCTCATAAAGCTGATTGCCGATGCCGGCCGTGGAAAGGCCGCCGGCGAGTAAGCTGGCCTTGCCGATGTTGGATCGCGAGGCGGTCTTGCCGATCTCGGAGACTTCATCCTCGCCCCAGATGGCGACGGCACGCCGAAACGCGGCCCGACGGTCGGCCAAGCCGTTGTAACCGCCGTTGACCTTGAGCGTGACGCCGCGGATGTCGTTGCGGTCGGCCGGCGTGTTGCAGTCGTTCATGTCCCAGAAGGCAATGGCGGCAAGGACGCCGTTCTTCGGCTCGAGCAGCAGATCTGGATCGCCTTCCAGATCGAGACCCATCTCGCGCCCGATCGCACGATAATTGTCACGACCTGTGATCTGCTTCGGCCCGCGCCCGCGGTACCGCCAGCCGTCACCGGCCTTCTCGTTGCCCATCCTGCCGCCATAGACCTTGTTGGCCAACGCCTGCGGATTGTTGGCGTAGGGCTCAGCAGCATTGAGCGTCGGAAAGCGCTTCGGCCAGACAGCGCAAAGCCTTGACGCGGAATAGCGCAAATTCTCTTCGACGATCCGAAGGCCGCCGCTCTCCACGCTGATCTGGGCCATGAAATGGCAGATGCGCAGCGGCGTATTGATGCCTGCCGCCTCCATTTCCGGCCACGCATCGGCAATGGCTTTGAGAAGCGCCGGCTTGCCGCCGGGCGCGAACGCCTTCAGCTTGTTCAGCATGTCAAAAATCCTGATTTGTGAAGGAAAAGAGCAGCCGCTTTCAGCGCTGTGCGATTTCGGCTATATGTCAGCGTTCATGGCCGACAAATTCCGCAAAGATTTCGATCTGGAGCCCTCGGAATACCGCCGAGAGGGCGAATCCGAGCCGTTTTGGAGCTTTAGTGCTCCGATCTGGTGGGTCTTCGGCCTTCAGATAGCAGTTGGATGGCTAATCTTCAGGTTTTCAGCCGGAGCGGTCGACAGACTGACCGAGACCTTCGGTCTATGGGCCGGTTTGGCCTTCTTCGCAGTGCTTGGCCTGGCGTTTTTGCTCGCGATGAATGCTCTCAGCGCTCGGATAGTCGCTCGCGCGTCCGCTCGGCAGCCTGCGCGCCGCCAGCGATAAACGGCCGGGCATAATTCGGCAGTGCCGGAGCCGCCGCCGCGCCGCCACCCACAACGCCATCCCGAAGTCGCTCCACGGCAGTCAGAGCCGCCTTGTCACGCGCCGCGCCGGCCGCTGCGCCAGCGAGAGGCACAACGATATTGCCGCCAGGGAACATGCTGCCGACGATCTGGCCAAGGGTGATGCTCACCGGGCCGCGCGGGGCGAACTTCGATAGCGCATTGACCACCTTCGACGGCGAGCCACCCTTTGCCATCTGCCTGATCAGGGCGACCTCATCATCGTTGAAGCCCTTCACTTTCCCCTTCTGGATCTGGGTGTAGAGCGCTTCCATCTCGTTCTTCACCGCATTGGCAAACCCAGATTGGGTATATTTGCCTGCGCCCTTGCGGTCGGCGTTGTCGAGGATGTTTTCGATTAGCTCGGCCTTCTTAGCCTGCGCCCAGGTCTCGCGCGCCTTCGTGAGAAGCTTCACCCCGTTGAGATCGCCGGCGAAATCAGCCGAGGTCGGATTTTCCGCAAAATCATCCAGTACCCGCTTCATGGCACCGAGCGTGCGGGCGTCGTTGGCACTGGCTGTTTTCATCTCCTTACCGAGCGTTTGGCGGAACTCTTCGAAAGTTTCGAGGCTCATCTTGCCTGTGAAGAGATCGTCTAGCTCATCGAAGTAGCCAGCGGTCTTGGGCCGCAGCTTGTCGTTCGGCTTCCCAATTGCGAGCTTCAACCTCTTGCCAAGCTTCTCGACCGACTTTGGCTTGATACTCACGCCGGACATTTCGGACGCAGCAAACTGATCGCCGGAGGCGTCCTTGAGTTCGCGTGAGGCGGCCCGAGATGCCGGATCTTGAGCGGCTGCGGCCGGCGCGTTCTTGCTCGCCACCAGCTTAGAGATTGTGTTGCCGACGATCTCCATGGCGCCGCCTGTGACAGCGCCAACCGCACCACCCTTCACGCCACCAGAAAGACGTTCGCCAGGATCGGCTTCGCCGGAACCGTAGAGCGCACCATAAGCGCCGCCTTCGAGCATCGCAGCGCCTGTCTTGCCAACAATGGGTAAATCCTTGCCGGCAACAGTGACACCATTCTTCGCGAGGGTGCCGCCAAGAGCGAGGCCACCGGCAGCTTCACCCACGCCTGACATAACTGGATAGGCCTCGCGGCGCGCATCCTTACGAGCATCGAGCTGGTCGCGCTTGCGTGTATAGGCGCGGCCAATATCAAAGCCTTCGCCCTTCACGGCATCGATAGCCGCGTCGATCGGTGCCAGAAGAGCTGCTGCAATCTCATCATCGTATCCACCGAAGACGCCAGCCTGCGATCCTTCTGTCGCCGCATCAAAGGCAGACCCGCCATAGGCATCAACCTTCGCACCGCTGGAAGCGCGTTCCTGCTCTAGAGTCGCCTTGATCTTGGCGCCGTAGCCGCGCTTCCAGTCTTCCTCGAATGACCGCTTGCCGCCGTCGACGAGGGCTTTCCCGGTCTCAAGAAGCGTATCGGGGATGGGTGAAGTTCGGTCTTCCTCGGAAAGGCTTGATGGACCGCTGCCGTACTTCTCCCACGGCCCCCTTACCTGCCCGATACGCTCGCTGCGCGCCGACGCTGCCCGATCCGCTTCTTCCTGTGACCCGAACTCACCCACAGCCGGGTTATCGCCTCGTTGAAAGGTTGCAATTGCATCGTCTTCCGACAGTTGCTTGCCGTTAACGATGGTTGGGATGTTGAAGAACCGGCCATCCATCTCGATGCCGATTGTGCGCTCGGTCGAGAACGAACCGTCGGCGTTTTCAACACGAGGGCGCGACATATCGATAGCGTTGCCGGATGGGTCGCCGGCGGGTTTGGCGTACTTCTCCCAAGGACCAGCCATCAGCGGACAGCCTCCCAATTGTTCTGATCTGCCGGGTCACCGCCCTTGAAGCGATAGCCGCCATCGACGGTCCCGACCTTCGGCACACCACCGGCCTTGGTCACTGACGGGAACAGCGGGTTCTTCTCGCTCCAGTCAGCCAGGAACTCGTCAAACCCAGCGTCGATGCGACCTTCGTTTGCCTTGGCATAGTCGCGAGCCAAGCGAGCTACTTGCTGCTTACGCTTGGCAATGCGCGTCTGCACTTCGATAAGGGCGCGGTTACCTTCCGGGGTGTTGCTGAGCGTCGGAACCTGGTCGGTGACGAAATCGCGGTCGGCGTTTGAAAAGCCGGAGCCGAGCGAGCCGCCCATGCTGTCCAGCGCAGCCTGTTTCGCCATGGCGTTGAAGGTCTCGATTGACGAGACTTGCGACGGATCGGCGCCCATGGCGACGGCAGCCTTCTTCAACTGGGCAACGATGTCCGCACCGCTGCCCGAGTAGAAATTCGGGTCTTCCATCGAACGCTTCATGACGTCGAGCGCGGTGATGGTGCGATTTGCTGCCTTCTCGTCGTCCTGGATTTCGAGGAATTTCTTGCCGTAGCCCTCGCCGACAGTCTTGTCATAGCCGCGCTCGCCACCAACGTTGACGGTAGTGCCTCCCTCCCCTCCGATAGGCGACACTTTGCCGGCATCGTCGCCTTTCTCAGAAACCTGATACGCCTTGTTCGGATCAAGGCCACGGGCCTTGACTTCGTCTGGCGTCAGTTGCCGATAGCCCGGTTTTGCCGTGACCGTGATTTCCTTCCCGCCCTGATCGGTCAGGGGTTCGACCTTGGAGCCGCGGCGAACGCCCATCTTGCCGCCGCCCATGTCGATAACGTCGCCCTGTGCGTTGTCGCGCTGGAACTGACGGCTTTTCTCGTTCTCTTCGGCATCGAAGCGCCGCGCCGCCGCTGCCTCGTCGCTTCGGAACTTCATCTCGCGCTGGGCGCGCACTTCCTCAAGTGCTGCTTCACGCTGGGCCTTGGCCTCTTCAAGCTTCGCACTCCCATAACCCTGAAGTGCGCCACCTGCGATCATCGCAAAACCGACCATCAGTTCATGCCCTCCATGAGACCGCCGCGCGGCGTCTGATCCTGATCTGGGATCTGGCTTTGATCAGCTGGAGCCTCGCCCGTAGGCGACTTGCTTTCGCCAGCATCCTCTTCGGCCAGGCGGCGGAACATCGCCTCGAGCTGGCCGTCCTGATCCGCTTTCATGAGCCGGTCGAGGTCCTGTGCAGCCGCTGCCTCATCAAGCTGGCCGGACTGCTGCATCATCTCGCGATACAGATCGAGGGCGCGGAAATATGCACCCTCCAGCCCATCGCGATCCTCGCCGAAATCGTGGATGCCAGCTTCCGTGCTCAGGTTGGCAAGATCTTCGAAAACCTCCGTTCCAGCATGGAGCAGGACATCGCCCGTGAGTTTCTCGCCTGCCTGTTGTGCCGCTGCCGAGACGCGACCGATGACAAGTGCCGCCGCCCTCGCCAGCCCTTCCTTGGGATCGCCCTCGCCCTGCAACAGGTCGAGCACCTTCGGCAGCATCTCGCGGTTATAGGTCAGCTCGTAAGCCTTGCCGATGAAGTGGTCGTATTGCTGCTGCTCTTCCGGGCTGGCCTGCTGGCTTTCGCCGAGCGCTGGGCCGGTTGCGGGCTGGCCTTCCATCGGCACCGGAGGCCCTGCATTGGCCATGTCCTGCTGATCCATCTCGGCAGTCCTTTCAGATCGTGTGGTTTCGCTGTATTTTGTGGCGATGAAGATGATGATTGCAGCAGTCGCTATGATCGCCGCCACGACGTCGGCCTGGGCCGGTTGCGCCAACTACGAAGACGGCTCCACTGAAGGCCCGGCGCCACGCGCGACTGTTTGTGTTGGCCAGGTCTGTGAAGAAACGACCACCGCCTTCCAATGCGGGAACATCAACGGTGCCCAATATGGCTATGCCAATGGGCTTCAGGTCGTCTTTGACAAGGACGGCAAAGCTTCGGCGACGCTCCAGGCGGCACCGGTCGACCCCGCATCGCTAAAATGCACAGAGATCGACGCCGACGCCTGCTTCCCTGCCATCAAGGGCTAGACTTGCCCGTACTGACTTTCCGAGCTCCATTTCTGGGCCGGCGTCGGGCGCTTTACCGGATCGACGAATGCCACATATTTGTCGATGAACGAGTCTGCCGGCTGGACGCTGACCTTCGCCGGCTCTGGCTTCTTGCGCGTCACGCTGCGATCGCTTCCCGCACTCGCCATGATTGCGCTGCCGTTGCGCCCTGAGCCATTGACCATGTCATTGACGATCATCTCACCGACGGTGCGGTTGCCAGTGAGTTTCAATCCAGCGTTGGCAATACTAAGGCCGGTTCCGAGGCCTGGCACCATGCCACCAAGAACGTCGATCCCACCGGCCAGGATTTGCTGACCCGTAGTGAGCTCTTTGGATTTTGCCGGAGCTGACGGCTGCGTTGGAGATGCATCAGCCGGCCGGCCGGCGCGCGAAGGCGTGGGAGCCGGCGGACGCGCCGACTGCGCAGCTTGAGGGGCTTCAGCAACGCGCGTTACAGGGTCGACTGGTGCATAACTGCGAACGTTTGCATATTCTCGATAGTCACCAATCTGCTTTGGGCTCAGTCCGCCATTCGACTTGCTGCCGCCAAGGTACTTGTCGTCGAAGGATGTCGGGCGCGATGATGGGAGGCTTGCAACATTCGATGGAAGATCTGGCGAAGTTGACCGGCCACCGGATCGCGCGGTAACGACACCATGGTCGACCAGGTCCTTGGCAATACCACGGACCGTTGCGTAGTCGACGCCGGCCTTGTCGATGCCATTTTTGTCATAGTAGCTCTTGCCATCCTTGGTCGCGAGCGAAGCCCATTCCTTGGCCAGTTCTTTGGCAAATGTGTCGACGTCGACCTTCCCGTCTATGGTGGCTCGGTCGGCGCGGCGCTGCATGAGCTCTTGCGCCACCTTGTCCTGTAGGTCTGGCGTGAATTTCTGATCAAGAATACCAAGGTCCTTCGCCACGGAAGCAAGTGTCGTGTTCTTGAACTGGAACCCGCCGGCGACGTTGGACATATGTCCCTGCGCCTTGAGACCACTTGCGAGGTCAATGACTTCACGAACCGTCATGTTTGTAAGGTCGGCATAGTTGCGCGGACCGCCGCCGACGAGGCGATTATAAGGATCGACAACCCCAGCTTCGGCAGAACGGATCGTCGCCAGCGCTTTTTCCCGCGCAAGGTCGCCCATGCTCTTGTTTTCGGCCGCCCTCGCCTTTGAAGCCAGATCGGCTTGCCGATAGGTGCCGTAGTCCTGCATGGACTTGTTTTCGGCTGCGCGAGCCGAAGTGAATAGACCACCGGCTGGCGTCGCGGGCGTCGTCCTTGTGCCAAGCGACCGGTCAATGCCGCGCTCAGTGGCATGGCCGCCAAATGAAGGCGATAGACCAGTCGGCGTCGTGCTCCGATTGCTCGAAGACATCGGACCGGCACCGGTTGCGCGATTGCCGGACGAGTTAAGCCCGGCGCTGCGGTCCGTAGATGAGCTTAGAGATCGATCGATCTCACGACGATCAGAGCCGACAGACGAGGAAGACGTCGAGCGTTCGGGCCGGTCGCTGCTCGCCGAGCTCGAACGATTGCTGGACGTAGACGAGGACCGGCTGGAAACTGAACGATCGATCTCGCGTTCTGCCGCGTGATTGCTCGTGCTCCCGCTGGACCTGGATGAACTGGACGAAGAGGACTTGTTCGATGCTGAACTCGACCTGTTCGCGTTTTCTGCGTCCAAGACACCCATTTATCCAGCCACCCTTACGATGCGCTTCGCCTGGGGATCGTAGTCATAGCGGAAGCGCTGCGAGGCAGGCTTTGGAGCGGGGCCGCCAGGCGTCGGAGTGGACGGTGGCGCCGGGACCGATGCAGCGACTGGGGCTGGTGCAGTGTTGCCGGCAAAAGCCGTGTCAGGAAGATTGTAACTGTCCGTGACACGCTGTTCCTTGTCGCGCAGGAAGTTGCGGTCTTTCTGCTGCTCCTCGGCATAGGCGTCCATTTCGGCCTTCTTCATCAGGCCCCCGCCAACGCCTGCAATGAGACCGGCACCGGCCTCACTCTTGAGGAAGTCGAAAAGGCCACCGCCAGCCTTGCCGAGTGGTGACAGGCCAGTCGCTGTCGCAGCAGGAGCAAGGCCGGCCGAAGAGAACAGTCCGCCCGCCGCCTGCGTCATGCCAGGCGGAGCGAACAGATTTCCGGCCACCTTGGCAGCACCAGACAGGACGTTCCCAAGGATGCCGCCGCCAGAGGCACCGCTCATGATGCCGCCCGCCGCACCCGAAGCACCACCGGTGAACACCGAAGCGCCAACGCCAAGAACGGCCTTGCCGACCTTGGCGACCCCGGATGCAACAGACGTGAAGACCTTGCCGATGCCTGAAACGACGCCGCTCATTGTGCGACCTCCATGCGATAGATGTTGCCGTAGGGCTTGAAGCCAATCTGCTGAAGAAGCCTTCCGGCCTTCTCCGGGTCATTCATGATCGCCGTCGTTCCACATCGGATCTCAACGACTTCGGTGTTCGGCTTGGCCCACTCGACCATGCCGCGCATAAGCGCGGCCGCATCGCGCGGGTCGGCATGCTCGTTGGTCAGCCAGAAGACGTCGGAGGCCATGAGTTTGTCGCCGATGACATAGACCCGGGCGAGCGTGCCAAGGATCAGTCCGTCAATGCTGGCTCCGCTGTCGGAAACGCAGACCCAGCATGCGCCGCCATGCTTCTGCCCATGGCGCTGGATCGAGGCCAACAGGAGCCGCTTGGTCTCCGCGACGTCGATCTGCGCAAGGCCAGTCTTGGAGTAGTGGGTGCCGAGATAGGCTTGCTCGAGCAGGCGCACGATGGCGGGTATGTCGGTGAACGTCGCAGGGCGAATCATGCGGTCACCACTTCAGATCGATGTTGTACATCTGCTCGACGAAGTTCAGTTGCTTGTCGCGCAACGTCTTTGCCGCGGTGAGCTGCTGATCGCGTTGCGCGGCGGTCAATGCGGTGTTTCCCATGATCGCCTGCTGCGAGCGGTTGTACATTTCCTCCATATTGGTCAGGAATTGCGCTGCGGCGTTCCTGTCGTTGGAGGCCAGATTCCAGCCGGCGATCTTCTGCTGAAGTTCGCGGTCGAGTTTGTTCTCGCCGGTCTTGAAAGCGATGTCCTTGTCGACGAGCATCGTCTGAAGAGCGCGGTCGGCGGCCGCCATCCCTTCGCGAGACGCGATGTCCCTGATCTGCTGAGCTTCATTGGCGTTGATGGCGGTCTGCTGCATGCGTTCCTGAAGAACGCGATCCAGATTGGTCTGCTCGCGCTGGAAGGCCTGCGCATCGTTCTGGCCGGCCATTCCGTATTCAAAAGCGCGCGCATCCTGGTTGCGGGCGAAATCCTGCGCTGCATCCTGCGAGGCTATCGGCATTGCATTACGGATCACTGCGTCCTGTGCCGCTCCGACAGCCATTGACGAATTGAGCAATCCCCGGCGGTTGACGGATTTCAAGGCCTCGGTCCGCGCCATCTGGTTCAGCTTCGAGTCCTGCGATGTCAGGTCGGCCACCTTGTCCGCGACGCTGTCGTTGACCTGCGTCGGCGCAATGGATGGCATATCCTCAGACGACCCGCTTGCAGTGTTCCATTGCTCGAAGGTCTGCCCGCCGGCCTTGGCGGCGTCGAACAGTCCCGGTGCCTTGATGGGCTTGAGGGGATTGGGCGCGACCATGCGCGGCTCCTTTCTATATTATCCATACCGGCGAGTAGATCAGGTGGTGTATTTGAAAGCGCCAAGCTGAAATGCTACATTTCAGGGCATGCATTAGGCGCTAGCAGGAGGGGGCTTCCCCATGCGCATGTTGGCCTTGACGTGCATACCCATCATCGGCTTGAGCGGCTGTGCGATGATGCCGAAACCCGCCGAACCGGTGGCCTACCAGGCGCCTGCTGTTGTCGCTAAGCCGGCTCCGGTTGCGAAGAAGGCAGCGGTGACGCCTAAGCGTGTTGTTCGAAAGCCGGTCGTCCAACCTGCGCAAGCCTCCAACGAAAGAACGGAGCGAAGTGACAGCGGGGGTGGTGGTGGCGGCGGCGACGGGGCCGAAAATCCTTGGTGAAGTTAGCCGCGATTGCCGTAGCCGCTGTTCTCGTCACACTCCCAGCATTTGCCGGGAAGGAGGATGCCGAGTGGAACCCGCCAGCCCGTTTCGATCGCCCTTATGGCGGCGAACTTACGGTTAGATATCTGCCGCCGGCTGACGTCTATTTCGAGTGCGCCCGCATGCTCAAAGAGGCCAACGGCTCGGACAAGGGTGCCTACCCTGGCATGCGCGGTTGCTCGGTTCGCTCGCTCAATGGCACCCGATGCGAAGTGGTCATCGTTGACAGGGTCTGGAAGACAGCCACTCCGAAGGCCGTACTTCGCCATGAGATTGGCCACTGCAACGGCTGGCCTTTCGAGCATCCAGATTAGCTAAAGGAAGCCGCGCGCATGCCGTAAACGGTGTTGCCGGTGGCGGTTGTAAAGCCGATCGGATAAGAACCGTTGGCGGCCAAGCGTTGTGCATATCCGACTGCGAAGCGGTGAACGCTATCGATTGTGACGTCTGCAATTTGAGTGAGCCCGGTGAGCGTGATCGGCCCGGTATTCAGTGCTCGCGAACACCCCCCAATAATGACGCCTTCCGCAGGAACGGCCATCGTCCCAGAGTCACTGTCGGGGAAAGAGACCCCAGGGCCAGCGCTAATGTCGAGCAATTGCCCAAATGGTGTCGCGCTAGTTGCATAGATCGAAAATAGGTAGAGGACTGCTGAGCCCGCTGTTCCTGATGTGAAGTTTACCACCACCGATCCTGATGTTCCCGCAGGCTTGGCGGCCCAGACGCCGCAACCAGCCGCGCTGCCAGGAACGACACCACCGGCTGGATCGCTAGATCCGCTGTCATCACCAGAAGCCGACGAGCCACCAATCGTGACGGAGGTTTGATTCAGCACCTGTTCAGATCCGGCAAATAGGCCGATGCAAGCCACCAGCGTTCGGTTGCTGTAATCGTCGCCGAAGTTCAGGCCAGCAAATGTATATGAGCCAGAACGGTCTACTGTGTCCGTAGCAGTGGCTACAAGCGTCACTGGCGCCCGATCGTCAATGAATAGCAGCATCAGAACGACTTCGTCACTTTGATTGTGAACGCCATGTCGACACAGGAAGAGTTCGCGGAAATCGTAACCGCGATGTCGTCACCGATGGCGAACGTATTGGCGGAAGCCTGAGCCTGTGTCTGCTTCGAGGACGAAACGCTGTTGGCCGTGCCACCAAGCGGTGTGCCGTTGATCTTGAACGTCGCCGTGCAGGTGCCAGAAGCGCAGATCGTCACGGTCTCGTTGATGGTTCCGGCGAACGGGCACTTGAGGACCAGTTTGTAGGTCTTGTTGGCAGGCGCGCCGATGAGCCCCGAAAATGCGTCAGCGGGGACAGTTTCCTGCAAGACGATCGTGCCACTGGCATTTGGCATGGTATACGTCCGAGTTGTGCCGGTCGCGATGCCAGAAAGCTGAAACTGTGCCTTCTTGGTTGCATCCGCTTCGTCGACGAAGAAAGTCGTCGAGTCTGACAGCGATTTATTGATCAGCGTCTGGGTGCCGCCAACAGTGACCGCGCTCGCGGTAGTCGTTCCGGCAGTCGAAATGCGCAAATCGCCAACGCCGAGCGTCAGGATGCCGCTCGAATGGGTCAGAACGGCGTTACCAGCGGCGAAATCGATCACAGCCCCCGAAGCAAGGAACAGATCGCTCCATGCGGCACCGGAAACGCCAAGTGCCGCACCATCGTTCGTAGCCGGCTTGATAGGTCCATCGGCGAAACTGTAGCCATTGGTGGTTGCCCCTGCGAAGGCCAGCGCATTGGCACTGTGCGTGACAGTAACGTCACCGCCATTGAAGTTCAGTGCCGAGCCCGAGGCGAGAAGCAGGCTCGCATCGAAGCTGTAGCCGCTCGATGCGCCGGCAAAGGCCAGAGCGTTCGCCGAATGGGTCGCGGTGACGTCGCCGGCATTCCAGTTGATCACACTACCCGATGCGAGGAAAAGATCGGACCAGGCCGTGCCGGATGCGCCGAGGGCTGCGCCATCATTGGCCGACGGGAGAACCGCGCCGGCCGCGACGACATTGCCGTTCTTGTCGACGCTGAATTTGTCGGAGCCGCCCACCTGGAGCGCCAGAAGCCGCGATCCGACTGCCGAGGCCGAGTTCGTGACGTTCATCTTGATCGCGTGATAGGTCGTTCCTGCGTCGTTCCACAGGTCTGTCAGCGAATGGATATAGGCGTCAGCCATTGGCTAATCTTTCGACTGGGCCGGCCAAACCATAACCGGCAGCTCTTTGAGAAAATCGTCGATCGTCGGCTGCGGCCGCAGGCCGCCCATCACCTTTTCAAGCTCGACATAGGCATAGGCCCACACCGCGTCGCGCCAGGCGATGAAAGCCGAAGCCTCGGCCACCCATTGCGTATTGGTGCTGCTGACATAGGTCGAGATTGAAACGGCGTTGTCATAGCGCCGTTCCTGCGCTGCGGTGTCGAGCACCACCACAATGGCGCTTTTGTAGTCGTCGACCGTGACTGGCGATACTGCTGGAATGTACGCAGCGACATCGCCAACAATCACTTCTGCATAAAGGCTCCGACCGACTTCCGAAGGGTCGTTTGGTGAAGCGGTGAAAGGCACCCAACCATAGAGAGGATGATTGATCTCGACATCGATGGTGCCGACATTGTTGTACCGAGGATCTCGGAATTCCATCACGCTATCCTTAGAAACAAGGTGAGCCTATTGGCGCTCGTGCCTGACGAATTGTTGCTCTGCCCCATTATCCGCCACGTTCCAGAGAGGGCCGAGCCACCCTTGACCATCACCGTAGTGCCAACAGGCACCGTGTCGTCGGCGGAGGCTGCACCGCTGCTGTAAGCGCCGGCAGGCTTAATGCTGGAGCCTGCAAGCGTTGAATTTGCCGTCAAACCAGTGGTGAAGGCATAGCCCATGACGTATGTCCCGACCGCGCCATAAGCCAACGCGGCATTGCCCGCCCCGTAGTCCACTGTCAGCGTCTGCCACTCCGGAGCCGTTGCGCCGGCATTCATTGTCCAGACTTGGCCAGCCGTACCTTTCGCGACCCTAGCAAAGACCTTTGCCCCGGACAGATAGAGCATGTCACCAGAGGCGGTTGATGCTGGCAGTGCCGGAAAGACTTTTTGTGTGACGCCGTCCCCCACAACGATGACATTGTCATCCGTATCCCACTGCAAATCGCCTTCTGCTGTTGGCGTCGGGTTAGTCCCCTGAAGCAGGATCAGAGTCGGCTGAGAAATTGTTCCGCCGTTGATTGTCTTGTTGGTGAGCGTCTGTATGCCAGCGAGCGTGACGTCGCCATTGCTGAACACAATCGCCTGGAAAGCACTGCCAGAGCAGAAGACCAAGGCGCTGAACCCGACGGCCAGCGAAAGCGTCGCCGCACCATTGATCGTCTCGGCACCGTTCGGATCGATAGTAACCGTGCCGCCGTCAGCCTTGACCCAGATTGCCCAACCGCTGCCAAGCGTGGCGGCGGCGGTCAGGTTGACGGCCACCGCGCCAGTTGCCCGCCAGAACTGGTTGTAGTCGGCTACACCAGCGGTATAGGAGCCTGCTGCCTTGTCGACCGGCGCTGTCTTGACCTGATAGGCCGACGCGATTGCCGTCGGCGTCAGGAAGTCCGTTCCTGCCTCCAGGTTCACGGCGGCCTTGAAAGCCGCTTCGTTGGCATAGGTCAGGAAGGCCCGGCCATAGGCGGTCGTCGTCAGCGCCGCGATGTCGGTCAGGTTCTGGTTGATAGGTTGGTAGGTGCCGGGAAGCCCCGCTTCCAGTCCCTTCAGCTTCGCAGCAAGGGCGATGAGTTCGCCACGCCAGAAGGCCATCTATCGAACCAGTCCGCGCATGGCGAAGTTGATCGTCGCAGAGGCAAGGGTATGCGCGCGGCGATCTGCCTGCTGGGAAACAATGGTCGCCGCGATGTTCTCCCCAATCCCGTCGATATGGGCCTCGATCCGCCCCTCGTAAGGCTGGGTCCAGTCCACATTGGGGAACAGGTCGGTCGTGACGATCGGCGATCCCGCATCTACGACCTGATCCGCGACCAAGCCGCCGATCCCGCGCGCATAGTCGATATCGAAGGTGACGCCGATGGTGACGTCATCCATGCTGATCACATCGGCGGTGAACTTCTTGAATGCCTTCCGTTGTGTTGGGCTGCTGATGTTGTTGAACGGAAGTCGGAGATAAGCCGGGATCGCAGCGCCATCGAATGAAAGCCCACGATTGAGCTCGTAGACGTAGCCATCTTCACCGCCGACGAAGAGACGATCACCCGCCCCTGCGTCTACTTCACCGGTGAATGCGCAGAACGCCGTGATTGGAAGCTTAAACGGAATGGACTCGGGAGCCTTGCGCCCGACGTAGATAGTGATGCCGCTGCCGTCGTCATAGAACAGCTTGTACTGGTCGCGGGACTTGACGCGCATCGAGGCGGCCGAACGCGTGCCGCCGTCGCGCTTCTGGCGGATCAGCGGCTCGATCAACTGCGTCAGTGTTCCTGTGCGCCAGTCGCCATAGGCTGCGGTCGAGCCCAGATCGCGGACGCCGGCATCGTCAAGGAAGAAGGGGCGATCCATCATCTGGATGCTGCCTTCCGCACCGCCGCTGCTGTCGCTGATCGGCAGCATCTGGAAATCGCTGACGTCGTTGCCGGCAACATATTCGATACGGTTCTGGCCGAAGATGACGAGCGATGCCGCCGCGGCCGAAAGCATGCCGGTCGTGGCATCGCCGAACTTGAACTCCCCGGCACCGGTGGTCGTGATGTACTGCAGCGGCTCTCCAATGCTGGAGAACAGGACCGACCCGGATTGGAACCCGAGAAAAAGGTGGTTCTTGTACTGGGCGATATGCGTCGGCCGGTCGAACTGTGCGCGCATGATGACGACGTCGCCGCCGCGGGTCAGGATGCGGTCGCCGTCGCGTTCCAACACTCGGGTCGCGTTCTCAAGCACACCAGCCTGCGTTCCGGTACGGATCGGCGAAAGGCTGTCGCCAGTCCACTCGAAGCCGGTCCCCTGCCCGTTGGTGAAGTACATCGCAGGCCGGCGCGCCGCACCGTAGAAATTGTGGATCGTGAAGCTGTACTTCCCTCCGGGCGAGATCACGACGGCGTAATTCGGGGTGCCCACCGCCGAGCCACTGTCGCTGGTGACAGTCTCAGCCTGGAACGTGCCCTGCACGTTGGAGAGGACGACGAAGCCGGCCGCGGTGCCGTTCCATGCGCCAGAACTGAGCACGACACGCTCGATGGTCCCGGTGGCTGTCGATGCCGCGCCGACGAGGATTTCACCTTCGAGGAATTCCGCAGTTCCAGCCGTGAAATCCACGATCTGGCCGAACTGCATCTCTTCCCAACCGGTCGCGGATTCCCGGTACATCTTGCCGGCACCGGCCACACTATCGCGAAAGGCGTAGATGTGGCCGTCGAATACACAGCCGCCGCGAACCGGCCCCGTCCCCGGCACGGGCTGGATCGCAGCGCGCCGTGCGGCAATGGTCGCCGGATCGTCGCTATCCGACGGGCGGGGCCGACCGTCGAAGCGCTCATAGCCACCATGACGGGTGTAGCCGGCAATGTCCGGCTCATAGTTGATGGCGGCAATGCACTGGCCGGCCGGGATAGCCAGCGGCGGCGAGACGAGGTTCAGGCCGCCGCGAAGCAGGAATGTCGTGGTCTGCTGCGACATCAGGCCAGCGTGTCGCCAAGCTGCAGGCGCGGAAGCTGGTCGCGCTCAAGGTTGCAGAACTTTTCGGACTGACGCATGCGCCAGAGCGGGATTTGTGCCGGCGCCTCGTCATGGGTGCCGAGCAGCATCAAGGCGATATCGACGATGACGTCGTGGAAGCGGGCCGGCATTTCCGGAATATCGCCATCCGCCGCCAGCGTCTGGACGTCTTTCCGATAGCGTCCGCGGATAGTGTAGACCTTGTCTGGCGTCCACGACAGCAAGAGCTTGCCATCCGGGGCGACCGAGAACATGGATGGCTTACCCTCGTTCTGCGCCCCTCGAAGCTGGGTGCGGTAGAACCATTCCCAGTCGCGGAACTGCAGAGGGCCTTCGTCGTTGGCCCCGACCGAAGGATCGTAGAGGCTGATGCCGCTGTCGACGCCATCAGGCGAGTAGATCCAGTCCGCAAACCGGGTGATCGCGCTCGACGTGACCAAATCGTTGAAGCCTGAGTAGGCGTAGCGCTGCTGGTGCGCCGCAGTCGGCCCATAGAACTCCGCCTGCATCCAGCGCCAGCTTGCGTTGGCGTTCTGGATCTGGCGCCAAGCGTCATTCGTCCAGCGGACGACCTTGGCGAGGCGTCCGGTCTGGCCGGTCACGGTCGTCGGCAGAACGCCGTTGATCGTGCCGGATTCGGACGCCACGCGCTGGCAGAGTTCGAGGAAGTCCATCGGGGATCAGGCCGACAGGATCGAGAACGGGTGCGTCGGAACGAGTGTCGGATTGATCGGCTCGCCGTTCGGGCCGCGATCATACTGGACCTTGTTCGCGTTCTTGAGTACGGCAACCACCGCCTCGGGCACGTCGACGGGAACGCCGCGCTTGATCAGGTAGACCTTGCCATTGACGCCGACCGGAACCGCCTCCTTGCCCATGGTGCTGCCGGGGGTTTCCTGGTTCGGGATCATGATGGTGATCTTCTTGCCCGAGGTCTCGCCGGCAGTGACTGCCTTGGTGGCTTTCGGAGCCGGATCGTCCTCGACCTCGATGTAGTCCTTGTTGTAGCCGACCTTGGCCATTTCGGCCTTGATGGCGGCGCAGCCCTGCCGGAACTGGACGTCGAGCCCGAGGTTGACGTTGGCGAACACGGCAAGCTGCGTTGCGGTCGCTTCATCGATGCTGATCTGTTTCATTTGCCTGCTCCTTGCGCCTTGCGCCGCTGACGTGCGTGCGTATGGGTCTCATTCTCCACCAAAGGTGCCTCTGGCTCGGATGCGGCTGCGCTATCCTTGATCATCTGTAGAACAGCCTGGAATGCCTTCTCGGCGCCGACCGACTGCTGGATGACGTTGGCTGCCTGCTGCATCATTTCGTTGGCCTGCCTGCGCTGCGCAAAGACGGCCTCGAGCTCTCGCTCGATGCGTGACGGATCGATCATTTGGTGATGGACCTTGGATTGATGGCGGCTCGGGATTGAGCGGCCGAAGGGTGTCGGGCGGAGCGAACCCCGCCCGATGAGGATCACGACAGACGATAGAGCGTGAACGTGCCTGCGGCAGTGCGGCGCGCGCGGAAGGTTCCGGACGGGCCGCGTGTCGCGGTGGCTTCGTTGCTCTCGACCACCAGACCACCAACCAGCGTCCAGCCGGTATTGGTAACGACGGTGATGTCGAACGAGGCGTTGGTCGCCACGTTGATGATCGAGAAATCGAAGCTGTCGCCGACAGCGAGATCGGGGAAAGCCGCCTTGAGGGCAGCCTCCAGATCAGCGCCGAGAGGCAGGGTGTAGTTTGCCGCCGCGGTGGGTGTGCCGACGATGAGGCGCGTCAGGAGTTCGGCGGCGGTCAGCGTGACGGTATCCGTCTTTGCTGCCGGCGCTGCCTGGACGCGCAACATGCCGGGGCCGGCGTCGACCAGCCCGAGCAGCAGACGTTCCAGTTCCGTCGAACCAGTTTCCCGGCCCGAATGATTGGCGCGCTGCCGCCCTTCAGAGGTGGAGAGACCCATTGGACCCTCCCCTTACTGATCGCTGCGCCAGGCGATGTACCTGAGCAGCTTGGCTTCTTCGGCGATGACCGAGCCGATGGTGAAGCCCTTTGCATCCGTGGCCGAGCCCTCATAGCGCGAAATCGCCGAGGTGCCGGTCGCCGAGGCGGCGGCGGTGGTGATCGCGCAGTTGTGGACCACGTTGGCGGTGACCGTGGCGTCATCAATACCGGCAACGGTGTCGCTGGAAATGTAGACGTTTTCGGAGCCGAACGTGCCGACCAGCGAGCCTTCGAGGACTTCGAAGAAACCGGCGGCATCGCCACCAGCCCACGAGCCGGAGTACAGCATCACCTGGCGGACCACGGCGCGGGCGCCGGAGGTTGCACCCTTGATGGTATCGCCGGCCTTGATCTCGGTCGTGCCGCCACCGGTGAACGGGATCACCCAGTTCAGGAAGGCAACGGTGATGATGTCGCCATCGGTGGCGTTGTAGAGATGGACGCAATCCGGCACGAAGCCGAGTTCGATATTGAGGGCGGCGGCGTTGCCGACGCACATCCCGATTACAGGCTGACCCTTCATGGGATCGATCCTTTCGAGGATTGAGGGGGAGAAAGCGGGGCCGGAGCCCCGCCGATCAGCATCAGAGAGCGGTCGTCGCCACTTCGAGGCGCGACATCCAGAGCTGGTTCAGGATCAGACCGAGGTGCCAGAACTTGTATCCGGCATAGCCACGCTGGGCGAGCGGATCGTCCTTGGTCTTCTGGCCGACAGGGATGATCGAGGGCGAAACGGCGCCCTGACCGCGCAGAGGGACGAGGCCCCATGCTTCCTTGGCGAAGTAGAGGACCGGATAGACGTCGGCCGAAGTGCCCGAGGTCGAGACCATCGTGCCCTTGGCGCCGCCAGCATCCGCGAATGAGGCCAGGTCGGCCGACAGCAGATAGCGGACATCCTCGACCGTGCCGATCTCGTGCTCGGAGATCGGGGTGCGCTGGCCGTATTCCGCCACCGGGATGAAGCCCGGCATGTTGCGGATATCGGCCTCGAGGTCAGTGTGGCCGACGGCGACATAGGCCGCCTCGACCGGGCGTGTGGCATAATTCGGCGAGCCGGACAGGATCTGCGTCACCTTCATGCCCTTCTGGGCCTTCAGGGCTCGGGTCACGGCGCGCTGCTTGGCGAGGGTGATGACCGAGTTGACGTCGGTGCGCTGGGTGCCGTTGGCGTAGAACACATTGGTGCCGCCACGAAGGGCTGCGTAGTTCAGCGCTTCCTGGGTGCGGCCGATGTTCTCGCCGAGCTGAACGGTGATGTCATTCAGCACCGGGTCTTCGTGGGTGTCCTCGATGACGTCGGTAACTTCGGCGACCATGCCGTACTGGGAGAGCGAGCCCGAGACGTCCTCGTAACGGAACGAGGTCGAGGACGGGGTGACGCCTTCCTGCAGCGGAATGGTAGAGGGCTCAAACGGCACAGGGCGGCGGAACTTGATGTTCACGCCCTTGTTGGCCGGCATCGGCTTGACCAGCGGGCCGGTCTTTTCCAGCACGAGGGTCGGCATTGCATGCTTGAGCATCTGGCGCTCAGCATAGACGTTGGTGCGCTGGGAAATCCCAGGGCTGGTAGAAAGGTTCGTGCTCATTGCAATTGTCCTTTGAGCGAAGCGCTCAACGGGTCAGGCGATCCTGAGCATCGAAAGCGTCCCAGATTGCCTTGGGGTCACCTTCTTCGGGGATGCCGGAGACAGTCGGCCGGCCGACTTTCCCATGGGGAGAAGCCGAGCCTTGGATCTGCCGTTGGCGCCTGTCGTCAAGCTTAGGTTGGGGTGCGGGCTGCGGATCAGGAGCCGGCGTCGGTGCCGGGTCGGCCTTGATCAGCCCGAGATGTCGCTTGAAACCTTCCACGACCCTGATCGCAGCGTCGCTATCCGAGATGTAGTCGGCGTTCTGGTGAGCGGCGTCGCGCATGGCGCGGGGCTGATCTTCAACCCAGGCGACAAAGGCTTTGCCGTTCTTCTTCAGAACGTCCTCGTAATCGGGATGGACGGCGAGAAGTCGGTTGGTTTCGGTGCTGACCAGGTCATTGAGTTCGGAGCGGGCGGATTCGAGATCGGCCTTTTCCGATGCGCTGAGCTGGTCGAGCTTCCCGTCGATCTTTTCCAGCGCCTTGGTCAGGGGCTGGCCGATGTCGGGGTAATCCTGCTGGATGCCGGCGATTTCCTCGCGGGCGTTTCCGAGATCGCGGCTCGGCGAAGCCTGAGCGGCGTTGATCTTGCGCTGGAGCGCGCTGATGCGGCCCGAGGCGGACCGGCTGCGCTGCTCGAACTTGGCCCGCTCGGTCACGGCCTGCTCATAGGCGGCGCGCTGTTCCGGCGTGGCGTTGGCCCAGATGTCCGGCTTTTGCGTATCTGCAGCCGGGGCATCAGGCTTGGAAGTTGTGTCGGCGGCTGGCGCGGCTTCGACAACTGGATCGGGATTATCTTCGACGGTCTTGGCCGCCGGATTGTCCCTTGCGTTTTCTTCTTCCTGGATTTCGTTCCAGAGTTCGGCCTCGTCCTTGACCGGATCGGCGAGATGCGGATCGATCAGGTTGAGGTCATCCGCCGTGATGGCGGCAGCTTCGGCGGCGGCGGGCGCGGCCTGGGTCTGTTCAGTCACTTCTTGGCCTCCGATCCGACGGCGTCGATCGCCTTCTTCATTTCGGATTGCTTCTTCATTGCGGCCTTGAGGCGGGCTGGATCGGCCTTCACCTTTTCAGCCTCGATAAGGGTGCGGAGATCGCTCTCGGCCTCCCATTCCTTCATGCTGGCCTCACTAGGGCCGCAGCTACCTTTTGCCATCGCTGGGTTCCTCTTCAGTACGGCACGTTGGTTGAAATCTCGGGCTGCGCGGTCTCGCGCCCAAGTTCAAGTAGCTCGCGCAAGGCTTTGATCTTGCCCCGCTCTATGTCTGTCTCTGACTGGGTCAGGTGGGTGCCTTCCAGCCTGCTTCGGGCTGCTTCGACCGCCTTTTCGGCATGGTCGCGCACCGTCTGCCAGGTCACGCTGTTCAGATCGATCTGCATGGTGCTGGCTTAGGCAGGCTGGCCTTGAGGTGCGGCACTGCCGGCCGAGATGTACCCGCCGCTGCCCTGCGGTTCCTCGCCTCGAGCGCGCGCCAATCGTGCATTGACCGACTCCATGGCCGCCTCGGCGGTGAACAGCCGCTCTTTCGATGCGTTGTTCTCCCGGTTCATCTGAAGCTTGGCTTCGAGCTGATCGAGCGACATGTTGCCGGTCTGAGCCAGCTTAATGAGCTCTGTCTCGCGCTGGATGAGCGCAATGTCCCGCTTGGCCTCGTTGTCCATGTTCGAGATCGCGATCTGGGCATCGAGCTTGGCGACCTCCAGCTCGTATTCCTGCTGCGCCAGATCAGCCTTCTTTGCCTCTGCCTGTGCCACTGCATCGTTTGCAGCCGCGTTGGCCATGATTGCGTCGATCTCGGTATCGGTCAGAACGACATCGGCCGCCGGGATCATCAGCGCCTGGAACAGCTTGCGCAGGATTTCGCGGTTGCGCAGCATCGGGCCATAGATCGTGTGACCGCCAAGCTGAGTGGCAACCGCCATCAGCGTCTGGGCTTGCATCTCACGCACCAGAAGGACAGAGGACCCACGGGCATCGACGTCATAGTCGCCCTTGATCTCGGATTTCGGGTTGAACTGCATGTTCCAATCGTAGAAACGGCGGATATCCGGCGTCGTAACGTCGTCGTCGAAGTTCTTGACGATGCGGCGGAAAACGACGTTCGCCGAATTCATCAGCAAGGCCATGCCCTGCACGGTCTTGGTCGTGTTGCCCTGCTCGCCCTGTGCGATCTGGGGCATGGCCGTCATGTCATCGATGAACTGCTTCGACAGGGCGATGATGTTGGCGTACTGCCCCTGGTTGTTCGGGATGTCGAAGGTCTCGAAGATGCGATGACCGGTCGGAACGCCCTCCTTCGCCTTCCATATTTTCGTACCTCCGCCGATGGTCCAGTCGCCGTCGGCGGGCTCGACCTGGCTTGTAGCCACCACGATCTGCGGGCCAGCGCTGTTGCCGGCATTGTCCATCATCGCGCGCCAGCCGGCGTTCAGCGACTTCTGGGGGTCACGCATCACATAGGGGATGCCGTAACCAAAGACCGAGCTCTCGTCCTTGATGAGGTTGAACACCGAATATAGGCATTCGCCGGAGTCGTAGGGATAGATCGCAAACTTGAGCAGTTCGCCGTCGCAGAACCAGACGATCGCATTCAGCGTGTCGAGCGGGTCGACCTCTGCGAGGTCAGCAATCGTTGCATCGTCGCCCATGGACTGGGCGAGGTCTTGCATGTCCTCGGCACTCAGTTGCCCGGAATACTCCCAGACGTGATAGAGATCGTTGGTTGCCTGCTGCTTATCGCCGGTGATGTCACGGATCATCGCCAGATACGACGGCGCCGACGACTTCGGCTTGGCGACCAACAGACGACGGATCGCATCCTTGTCGAAGCCAGGCAGTCGCGCGAGCTCGCGCAGCTTCTTCTGGTTCATCAGGTGGCGCTCGAGGTTGCCCTCGCCGTCCTCGATGTTGCGGACGTCCATGTCGGGGAAGAATGACCAGATGTCGACGTAGCGCATCGCCGGCTGTTCGCCGTCGGACATCTGCAGCTTGTAGCCATCACCCATGATCGGGTTACCGGCTTCATCGACTTGCAGGCTGCCATCCGGGTTGGTGACCTGCTCTTTCTGCCAGCCCTTGCGTACCCGGTCGCCTGTCACCGGCCCCTTGGTTACGCCAGTTCCGTATTTGCTGGCGTCCTCGATCTGATCACGCTTGCCTGCGTGATAGTTCGATTCCTTGAGCTGGTCGTCGATCTCGGCAGCCATCAGGTCGCAACGGCGACGGCCTTCCTCGATGATCCCCTGAAGCTCTTCGGCCTTCTGCTGGGCAATGTCGGCATGAGCCTTCAGTTGCTCGGCCTTCGGATCGACTGCCTGGCCTTCCTGTTGGGCCGCCATAGCATCGTCCGACTTCTTCTTGGCATCGGCCGCGGCGCGCTCGGCTTGTTCGGCAGCCTTTGTCAGGCGCGGGACCGGCGTTGGCTGGATGCCCCAGTTCTTGTCGTCGGTCGGAAACAGCAGATCCATCAGTCGCGCCGACATTGCGTCGGTCTTCGAGCGTGTCAGGTTGATGAACAGCTTCGACTTCTTCGAGCCCCTGAGCTTCTTCTGGGTCTCGGCATCGTAACGCCCATGGTATTGGGCGAGGTCTTCGAGCCAACGGTCCTCAAGCGACTGGCGCTGTCCGATGCGCCTGAGTGCCAGCGCCTCGAAACGACCGATGATGCCCTTCAGGCGATCGGCCAGCTTCTGGCGCTCAAGCTCCGGATTGACCTCTTCTTGGCCATCCGTCGACTGCTCGTCCTCGACGAAATCGGCCATCAGTAGCCTGCGTCCGAATCCGCGATCATCGTGCCGCCCCCGAAAGTCTTGTCGGGAGCCTGCACCGAGGCGATCTTGGCCCATGTCGCGATGAGGTAGCGCATTGCATCCATTGCGTGATCGAAGTCCTTCACGATGTTGCCGCGCTCATCACGGCGGTAGAGCTTGTATTCGGCCTTGAGGTTGACCAGCGTCGAGAAGACCTTGATCCGGCCAGTTTCGAGCCGCGACCAGACCTCGTAGAGGCCGCTTTCGACGGCGTTGATGGCGTTGACGAGATCGAGCCCCTGCCCCTTGTAGTCAGCGATCAGTTGCTCGCCGTCTCGTTGGGAGCGTCCACGCGACGCCGGATCGATCGCCCCCTTGATCCAAGCGCCACGAGCCTTGATTGCCTGGGCGTGGATCACCGGAAGCTGGTGGCCGCGATAGTGCTCGGCGTAGAGGTAAATCGTGCCGTCGGCAGGGTCTTCGGCGCCCCAGATGGCCGCGGTGCATTTCCAGCCGACATCCAGCGCATAAGCCCGCTTCCAGAAGCGCGGGATCGCAAATGGTGCGACTTCGATGTCCTCGATCTCGACGGGGTAGATTGCCCCTGAACCAAGGGATGGAATGCCTTTCGAGCGAGCCTTGCGCAGATGTGGTGGCGTCGCGGCAAGCAGCTCGGACTTGGCTTTCTCGTCGAGGTGCGGGACATCGTCCCAGCCCGCCTGGACCATGTACTTGGATGCTGAGATCGCCGGCATTGCGGATACGCCAGCGCCGGCAAGCGGCGTCGGCTGGCGATCAGGCCAGCAGCGACTTCAGAGCGTCCATCTTTGTGGCGTAGTCAGCCGCAGATGTGGCGGCAGAGGCCTCTGCTTCGGCCAGCTTCGCCTCGCGCTCGTCCAGCGCTGCGGCGCGGACGTTGAGGCCGTTCTCCATGGAAGCATTCATCCGCGCCACCTGCTTGAGCGACTTGCGCTCGGCTGCGATGTCGGCGCGAGTAGCGGCGTTCTTCACATCGCGCTCGGCGCGGGCTGCTTCGAGCTCGGCAATCTTGGCGGCGAATGCCGTCGGATCGCTGACCAGCGTCATCAGGCCTTCGAGCACGCCAGCTTCGTTGCTGCTGCGGGTTCCACCCATCATGATCAGGCTCCGTTGATTGCGGCGAGCTTGTAGCCGCCGGGCACGCCGTAGAAGCGGGTCTCGCCAGCACCGAGGCGGTGTTTGGTGGTGACGGCCGTCGGGTTGGTGCCGATGGCGATGTGCGCAGCGGCAGAGGCATGCACCATGATGAACCTGGTCTGCGCATTGAACGCGCTCGACTGGGTCGACGCCGCCGGGTTTGCGATCTGCTGCTCGGCGATCGACGGCTCCTGGCCGGTCGGGATCAGGAAGTTGCCGCCATCCCGCGCCAGCATGGTGTATTCGGTGATATAGATGTCTGCCATCAGGCTTTCCTCTCGAATTCAGCCGGCCGCTCCTCAGAGGGCATGAACTGCAGAACTGTTTCGGTCAGGCCCTCCAGCGGCGTGAAGCTGAGCATCACAAGGCCGTTGGTGGTGGCGGTTCGGATGATGCACTCGCCGTAGACGTCGACCGGGCATTCCTCATCAAGCCAGATCACATGCTGGGCGGTGCCTTCGAACGATCCGCGCCCCTGCTGGTAGGACTTGAAGCCCAGCGTCGACCACTTGCCGCTGACGTGCTTGACCTTGATCGTGTCGACGAGGTCTTGGACGCCCTGCTTCCAGCTTGGAAGACCGATCAGACGGCCCGGAACCATCCCGGTCCCTGTTACAATCTTGCGCTGGCCCTCGAACGTGATCTCGCCGAGCATCGAGGCCTGGACGATGTCGCGGGTCGTTTCGTTGGTCTTGCCGGCAGCCCATGCCCTGATCGGGCCATTGAAGCGGCGGCCCTCCCACCAGTCCGGATAGAGCCCGGTGAGATGCGTCGTCAGCTCGTATCCGGAGCCGAAGGTCTTTCCGACGCGGTTGGCCGCCAGAAAGCAACGCTCCCGATACTGGGCACCGGCTTGAAAGAACTCGAGATGCTTTGCGTACTTGGCGCGGGCATGGATGATCCGGCCGTCGGGCTGGATCGTGTCCTGATCTGGAAACAGGGTGTAGAACAGGCGCTGAGCCTGGCGTTTCTGATGTTCGGCGAGCAATAGAGCAAACCGCTCCTGCTGCTCTCGCGATAGAAGGCGCAGGCCCGCCGGATCGATGTTGAGCATCAGTGCGCGGTGTTAGCCGCCGCCTTCTGCATCTCGCGCACCATGCCCTCGATCTCGGTGAGCAGGTCTTCGTCGCTGAGCCCGGAATAGCTGTGCTTGACCTCGACTTTGTCGACGAGGTGGCCGTAGAGCTTGGCCTTGCCCATCGAGGCTGAAACAGCGGCGGCCGACTGGCCTTCCTTGATCGCAAGGACGCGGGCTTCTTCGAGTTCGTCAGCCAGCGTGTCGATTGTCACCAGCGTGCGCTCGACTGCCTTTTCCTGCAGTTCGGCGACGCGCTCCTTAATCCTGTCATTTCCTGTCAGCCGGGCTGCATTGGCATCGCTCGGACTGTAGCCCGCCTCTGCATACGCCTCGACTTGGGTCAGCCCCTTGGCGAGCCCTTGCGCGAATGCCTCGTGCTTTGGATTGCTGAGGATCGGCATCAGCCCAGACGCTCCAACCAGTAGAGCATATCGACGCTGAGCAACCCGGCCCGCGAAGGATGCGGATCATGGATGCACCGGCCGGCGACACGATCCCATACCACCATGTGGCTTGCGCCCGATGTGGCAGTGCGCTCGGTTGGGCCGCCAGCCATTACGATAAGGGGAAGAAAGCTGAAATCCTTATCTGCCCGAATGGGATTGCATTGAACGACCCAGCCATAGCGCTCTTCGAGCGCGTCGAAGAACTCCAGGTTCCAACCACCCTCTGGCGTAACCGGATGCGGAAGCTCGGGGAGATCATCCTGCAGCACGGTCTTGATGCAGGCACGGGTGCAATCGCCGTGTGTGCCGGCAGCCTTATCGCTAAGAACGGTCTGGTCGTAGAGCTTGGTGAGCATCAATTCGACCCGGCGCCGCCGGCCACCCGCTTCTTGAGAGCGTCGATCTCCTGATCGTGGAGGCGTTCACGGAGCAGATAGCCTTCGAGCATCCAGACCTTGTTGCGTGCCTGTTCACGGGCGATCTTGCGGCCGAGCGCTTCATCGAAGTTCGCCGGACTGGCGGATGCGCTCTCACCAGTGACGATGAAGCCGTTGCGCAGCGTGAGCGCGCAGACTGTCAACGTGGTGCTGGGGAAGACGTGATATGCCTCGCCGGCAATGGCGGCGTCGACCAGATCGGGCGTCAGGCGCGGCGCGGTCAGTCCCTTTGACTGGATCTCGCGTTCAACGGCTGCTTCGTCTCGGCTCATCTTCATCTCCTGGCGAGCGAGGTTCAAATCGGCTCACGCAAATCGATCGCTTGCCATTCAAGGAATTCGGCAAGCTCTTCTGCGGACATCGCGTGAAGGCAAAGGGCGATCATGTTTTCGAGCGCTGCCTTGTTGGCGCGCTTGAGATAATCGGCTGTTGCCTGCTCTGACATGCGGTCAAGGTCGCGGTCGGACATGGGCGTCCTCGCTGATGGTGAATTGGCGTTGTGGTTCGAACGGAAGCCTTTTGACGTGGGCTTCCTCCCACTATCCCCGCAGGGCGGGATTTGGAGCGGACTGCCGGAGTCGAACCGGCCTTTGCAGCTTGGAAGGCTGTTACCTCGCCTCGAAGTAGCCCGCGAAAGGGTCAGGACGGGCCGGGCTTGGTACCGGCTGCCAGCGGCCGAACGCTTCTAGCATCTATGCATCGCGCTCAATCAAGCTGGCGGTGATCGCCTGCGCTTCCTTCAGCGCCGCCGTCCTGAACTGTTTGCGAGGCGGCGCTGTCCCGGTGGTCGCACCCTCGGAACCCACGACAGGCATTTTGCACATGGCTCAGTGCGACATTTGCCATGCACTAGCCGCGTGTACCGCCTCGCAACTGAATGCACATAGGACGGGAAGCGCTTCCCTTTTCCGTGTCCGGGTTGCCAAGGTTGCGGCCCCCAATACGGTGAGCCTCCCGACCTCGATGTGCGGCGCGCCGCCATCCGGTTCACGACACGGCTATGTGCAACTCTATATTTTGGAATGCTTTCGCACACCGCTTGGCCTTGTCAGCCAACCGGGAGACAGGCGCTAGGCGCTCGGCCCGCAGGCTGCGCACTGATCAGCAAATCGTCCCGAAGCGCTTATCGCTGATTTTTGCCGAAAAATCAACATATCGCGCATGATCAAATCAAGAACGCGATATCTAGAGCTGTATGAATTCGATACCGCCCTTTCGAAGGGCTTTGCGCATAGCCGGCCAACGGACAATTGTTCCAGCTATCTCTACCTGTTGGCGCGGCTCTCCGGTTGCGTGGTCCATACCAAGATCGATCATATGAACGTGCTCGCGGTCGAGCAGATGCTTGAAGCTCTGGCCGTCCTCCCAACACGAAAGCTCGATGATACTGGGTTCGATCTTGTATCTTCGGAATGCGCGTTGCAGCCGGACAATGCCTTCGACGAGATCGATCATCGGATTGGCCTCACTCATCAGCGCTCTCCTTGTGGGGTGGCGGGAACACGTATCACGCGAACTCCAGCCTTCTCGGCTCTGGATACCATGTCAGCCGTGCCGCGTCCTCCGGGGAAGGCTATGACCAGATCTGGCTTGCCTTCATCTAACATCTGTTGATTACGGATTGGCCCGGCGGCACGACCATGCTTAGCCCAGTTTGCAGGAAAGATGCGCTTTCTGAGGCCAAACACGTCTGCCCATTCTTCGGCCAATGTATCAGCACCCGGAGCGCCACCCAGAATTAAGATGGCATCAGAAACATCGGTGACCACGTTAAGCGGCTTATAGGCCCGGAGCGCCCGAGCAACAGCATCCCGGTCATTGTAGTCGCGGCCGCCACAAACAAGAACCCTCATCACCATCTCCTTGACCATATCAAGCGGCCTGTATCAGCCCTTCCGGAACAAGAACCTCAAGGCTTTTCCCGAACACCATGCGATCAAGCACAAGCTTGGCAAACCCATCCTTGACCTTGCCATCAGCCTTAAAGGTGGCGAGCAGATTGTCGAAGGGGCCACCGACGATCAGCACTCTGTCGCCATCCGCAAACCCCTCAATCCCCTTGCCCTGGTCGAATGTCCCGTCGGAGCAGAGGTAGCGAAGCTGCTCGACAGCCTTAGGGTCGACAGGAAGTGCTCTGTCGGTCCCTTGGGCGCGGAAGACGTGGGAGATGTGGCGGAAGTGTTCGCTATGCTTGTTGACCGTCTTCACCTGGTTTGCGTCGAGCAGGGCGAAGATGTAGCCCGGCATCAGCAACATGATGGTTTCCTTGCGGAGGCCATTGGTGTGCTTGATGAGGGTAAATCGCTTGTAGGTTGGCATCAGGTGGTTGATGTCGGCGGCTGTCAGTTCCTCGGATGCCCGCCTGTCGCCATGAATCGTCGGGCGAAGCACGTACCACTTTGGCTCGTTCATGCGTGATCCTTGCTATATGGGCTTGGGAGGCCTTTGGCGGTCGATCGCTCGATGTTGAGGCGCTGCAGCGCTTCCTCTTCCAAAATAAGGTGGTAGGCAGCGATTTGTTGCGTGTCCCAGCCCTTTCGGAAGAGTTCGAGCGCCGAAAGAGGATTGATCTTGTGCCTCGATGGCCCGCGCGTCGGCGGCAGTTCAAATCCTGCGTATGGGATCAGCGGCATTGATGCCTTTCCTCGTATGTGGTGGGCGGGGTTAGCTACAAACGACCCAGACAATCAGCGCGAGCGCCAACGCGTCGGCAGCGTTCGAAAATGCCTCTGGCCAGCTCATGACCACCATCCTTCAATGACGCCTTGGAGGTATGATTTCTCGCGCTCCTCTGATCGTTCGAAGCTGATGTCGCGAGACATTCTAACCCGATGATGAAGCGCAACAGATCGCAATGATGCTATCTGCGGGTCGAGGTCTCCGACATAGGCCTGCCTATTGCGCATCTCCTTCTCGATCTTCGAAAGGCCAACAAGCTGCTTGAGGCGGTCCTTTGCCCATGACACATTGCTGCCCGGGGATTTTTCAGAGGCACCCATTCCCGGATATCCTCCCATACCAGCCGATATGCCCATTCGGGCCAAGCTCAGGTCAGCAGTCGTCATTGAGGCTGCGGCCTTGACTACAGACGGACCGGCAACAGCCGCACCGCCGAGCCATCCTAAAAATGCCCTGCGCTTCATCCATGCTCTCCTTCATTTCGAATAGCGGAGGCGATGGGAGTGGCCTGTAGGTGCATCCAGTGAGTGGGCACAGGAAGGATCGCTAGGCGCTTTGTCACGGTTTTGAACGACGACACCCATTCTGATTCAATGCTGTCGTAACGAGCGCAGTGGAGTTTGTTGCCATTCCAGACAAGGACAAATGTCCCATCTTTCGGCGCCGTCTCGATAGGCTGCCATCGATCTCGCTCCCGCTCTTCCATGATGGCCCGGGCGATGGCTGCGTTGAGTTCGGCGCGACCGTTGTATACGTCAGCTTTCCATGCGGTCACGACGTCCCGCGCCTTCTTCTCGATGTCAGCGGGTATGGTCATTGGGCGGGGTCTCCGCAGGCGGCGGCTTCGCGATAGACCTGTGACCACTGCATCGACATGGAGCATGAGGTCAGGCAGATCGCGATCACCGCGATGGTGAGAAAGATGGACGTGCGCTCGCTCATTCCCCGCTCTCCCTGGTATTGGAGACGGCGGCGTCGAGGCCAATGAACGTCATTTCGTGTTGCGCGCAGTAGCGTCGGAATGCGCTTTCGTGGAGTTCTCCGGGGAGAGTGTCTATGGAGTGGCCAATCGTGCCACCCTTCCATGAACCCTTGCGGCGCCCCGTCTCTCCGGAGAATTGGATGTCGAGGGAACGTCGAACCTTCGCGCGTCGGAACAGCGACAGCCACTTGAAGTAGCCCGTGCCGAATTTCCATTCGTATTCCTGGATGATGATCTTGGCGGTAAGTCGCTCGCCGTCAAAGTCGGTGAAGACGAATGTGAAAGACGGGCAGCGGTCCTGTGCCTCTCGCTCGGTCTGGTAGCGCTCGAAGCCATCGCCGGTCGACTCATGGGCGGTCCAGAAGTGCGCACCCGCGTCGTCATAGAAGCTCTTGCGGACGAACCGCCATTGCGTCCATGGCAGGAAATACCCCTTGCGCTGCTCAGTGCTACTGTCGTTTGTCTGACGGCCAAGGCTTACGTCAAGGTATCCGTCATTGACCGAGAACCCGTACTGGCGCTCGTGAATGTCCCAATAGCCTTTGCCGCAAGCCCAATCATATTTCGAGGTGTCGACCCACGTCCGCCAAGGCTTGATGATGGCTGGCAGTTCTACGATGAATGTGCGACCGATCGCGCTCATGCGCAGATTGCACCCGATGCTGTCATCGTCATCACCAGATGACAGAATGACGGCAATGGGCCGATACTTGCTGTCCCGCGAATAGGTGAGCGGGCCGAAATGACGGTCGTTGTCGCTCCATCTGCGGCGCGGCCTGCGCTTCTCCACCATGTCAGTCATTGTGTCTGGCCTCTTCAAATCTGGGATCAACGAAGCGAGGGACCGGCAGCGGCTGGGCGCACCACATCTCGACGAGAGCCATACCTTTGGCCGTCACCTGATAGGGTGTTTCTCCGCCGGCACCAGACTCACGGTCTTCGAGTACGCCGAGGCCCTTCAGGCGGTCGATGGTCTCGGGATAGATGGGTGCATGGCTGTACGGGCACTCAGCGGAGCTGCCGTAGTGATGCAGCACAATGCGAATCTGGAACGGCGTCCACATGCGCGGATGGTCAGTCGTGTCCATTGCGAACTCCTTCACCGAACATCCACGCGAGATCGATGCCGTCGCCCTTCACAGGCGCCGGCCCGAGATCAGTGATCTGGACATAGCGGCCGTCCTTGATCGAGACGCTGCGCATGGCGCAGGGGCAGACCGGGTTGCCATCCTGAGGCCCGATGCAGTTGCAGGCATGCAATGCCTCGCCGCTGTGCAAATATCCCTTGTTCGCTGCTGATATCCTCACTTCTGGTCCCTTCCCTTCAGCACCACCCGCCGCCCGAGCAGGTAGACGTTTCCTTCCCAGTCGACGCGCCAGACGGTCGCCGGATCGATCTCGGGCCAAAGCCAACCGCGCAGGAAATCAAGGGCACGGCGGATCATGACAACGCCCCTGCCCGTCCCAGATCGGTAATGGCGTATTTGGCCTCGAACCGGCCGAGTCCAAGCCGCCGCGGGTCGCCAAACGACAGCGCTCGCCGGCGCATTAATCCTTCGACCATCGAGAACGGAACCGCCTCGCCTGATGGCTCAAGCGTCCAGCCGAGCGCATCACGATCAAACCGGACGATGAGCACTTCACCACCACTGATCGCGGCCAACACCGCTCGCTGCTCATCGGTCAGCCGCATTTGGAGACCCCTTCCGGACGCGGCCCTGAACTCTGGTATCTCTCGACCTTGGCGTATTTCCAAAGGATGTTCAGAACAGTGGAGTGATCGCGATTGAACAGCCTTCCGATCTGGTTGGCTGACATGTCCGGGCGCAATTCGCGCACCAAGAGAATGGCATCGATCCTTGCCCGCTCGATGATGATGCTCTGACGTCGCTTGCCATTGGCTGGGGCTGTGATCAGCTTGGGATCTACGTCATGCAGCGCGCCGGCATATGCGATGACCTTCTTGACGAGTACCCGCTCGCCATCAGTTGAAATGACTTTCGCTTTGAGCTTGCCCAGACGAACAGAGCGCTCCTCGGCAGCCTTTGTTGCGAGATCCTGCTGATGTTCTGCTTCGGCCTGCTCCTTCTCTCGCTCCGCATCAGCGCGCCGGCGCTCCAAGACGCGCCGAACGAAATCCGGACGATACATCGCGTTCTGGTGCTCAGCGTCCATTGCGCGCACCCCCTTTGACGATCCTGGTCTCGGCAATCTTCGAGGTGAATTGACGCGGCTTTTTGAGCGCGTCGAGGCGCGCCTGCTTGTCTGGACTTAGGCCGGCATGGGTCAAGGATTGACGCTTTGCACCGCCGGCCGCCGCGCTCTCGAGCATGGCAGCGATCCGGCTGCGGATTGCGGGGTCTGACCGCTCGATCTCGACCAGATGCCGGCGACGATCATCCTCGGCACGTTGAATGAGCTTGTCAGCCTCGAAACGCAACACCGATCGCTCGGCAAGGATAGGTACGAGGATCGACCGCGCTCGCTTGGCGAATTCTGCACAGATCGGCATATATCGGCCGGTGTGGCAATCGACACGACCCCAAAGGTAGTCGTCGGCCGCTTCCGTAATAGCCCACTCAGGAAGGCTGGCACAGGCGGCACGGTACTCGGCTGCCATATCTGCCGGGTCGACGCCTTGCTGCGGCAGAAACTGGCGGAACATGCGGACGACGGCCTCGCCGATCTTTGCCGGGTCGCAAGGCTTCAGCATCGCATCAATGTCACGGACGCGGCTGGCGATTTCCCTGGCTCGCTTGCGATACGGCTCGGGAAGGCGCTTGAATGCGTCCTTGGTGACGAGGTCAGTCATTGAACGCCTCCTTGATCCGACGTTCAGCCAACCTTTTCTGCGCGCTTGCGCGCCCTAGAAAATCGTCAGATTTTCTTCCTCTCCCTCCTCCCTCCTCCATCTGCGGAGGCTTTTCTCCTTTTGCGGGAAATGACAGGAGGTCAGCCTGCCTCTTTTCCGAAATCCCCTCCGGTAAGAGGACGTAACTTCGGATTTCAGCCGTGATTGGATGGATGTCATTCGGAGTTTTCGGGCGCTGATACTTCCTGAAATTCCGAATTGCCCCGTACTTACGACCGTCCATTTCGTAGCAACGGACAGCGTCAATGCTCTCCAGTTCCGAAAGGATGCCGGCGATATCGATGTTGTCGGCGGGGAATAGGCGCATCTTCAGCGTGATCGGCTTCCACTCAAAGATGCCCTTGTCGTCGGCCTCGACCCCTAGGCCGAGGAAGACCAGACGTGCCATTACACTGGCGGTGACCATCCGCTCGTCGGTAAAGAACCCTGGGTGTAGGGAGCGGATGCGGCTCATGTCTTGATTACCCTGATTTCCCGGCCGTACTGCTCCTTGAAGAGCTTGGCCTTGATCTTGAAGTCGCGCGTGACGTAGCCCTTCGAGTCCTCGGTGACCGGATTGCCGTCGGCGTCGACGTAGTCGAAATCGGCCCGATACCGGCAAGCAACAGCGCCGTTCGCGGCCTGCAGGCTGTGCCAGACTTGGCGGCGTAGGTTGCTGATCAGACCGAGCCGCTCTTGCAGTTTGAGGACTGCCCAACGAGTGGCCTCAGCCTTGCTGTCGAAGGTGATGCCGTCGACTGTGGTCTTCCGTGCGCCAAACTTGTTGCGCTTGCGTTTGGCCTCATCTGCGGCTCGTTCCTCGCGGAACTCGGCTGCCGTCATGCGCTCGAACCTCATGGCGCAGTCCTCCGCGCCTCGACGTCGACGGCCTTGCGATAGTCGGCCTCGATCTGGTTGAGCACGGCAACCTGATGCCGGTAGTGCTCGATCTCATGATCGGGCCGCTTACGACTGCCAGTGGAGTGGTCCTCAAGCCAAGATTGCTTGGCCTGGATGATGCCGCGAACCACTTCGAGCTTGGTCGCATAGGAGATAGTATCGCTCATGCCGCCCTCGCCTTCTGGCGATCGACAAGCGAATAGCCCTGCCCCCATACGTTTTCGATGCGGATTCCGAACGGCGTCAGTTTCTTGCGGAGCTTGCAAATGTAGGCAGCAACAATCCGCTCGTCAGGTTCGTCTGCCCTGTCGCTGTAAAGCGCCTGCATGATGGCCGGTGTCGTCGCTAGCTCGCGAGTTGTCAGGAAGACGAAGACGCGCCTTTCTGAAGCCGTGAGCCGCCACTCGACTGGAATGCGCACGCTCGGTGGCGCCAGCACTTCCTGCAACTGGCGCACCTTCTCCTGCAGCATTTCGATCTCGTGCCGCTGCCGGATAACGAGATCGTCGTGACTGCTCATGCGGCGGCCTTGCGGAGGATTGCCTCGGCGCGCCGCTCACCTTCAGTGCCGAAGCCGAGCGACCGTAGCCGATGATGCGTGCAATAGGGGTTGTCGGTTTCTGCCGACTGGCCGCAAAACAGGAACGTCTCGCCCTTGGCGGGATCATTGACCGGCCAACGGCAATCGCCACGCTCAAGGTCTTCAAGCGGAATGCGGCGCGTGTCGGCATCATACTGGACGGCGCTGTAGATTGTCGGCCTCGGCTTCTCTGCAACCGGCTTGGCCGGTTTCACAGGAACGATGGGCGTCCTGTGCGGCGGACGCTTCGACGCGTCCTTCGGGCGACTGGGCTGTTTTCCGGGAACCTCCCGCACAATGCCTGGCCGTCCACCCGAACCGTGGGTGAAGCCGATAGCCTTCAAGGTTGCATCGCGGTGGACCTTGCCGACGATCATGCTGCGAGTGACTTCGCTGCCGCGCTCGATCGAAACATGTGCCGCAATCTGCGACGCGCTGAGGCCGCCGACGAGAAGTTTGCCGATCAGATCGATTTCCTCGGGTGAGTAGAACTGAAGCGAGCTCATGCAGCCTCCGAAACTTTGCTTGTGATGAATTCGGCAACACGCGGATCGCGATATGGCATCGCCATCGCTAGGCGAGACGGGTCCGTGCGGTCATGGATCGTGATGGCTGAGTTGTGGTCGCGATATCCGAGCTCGACCATCTCGCAGTCAAAGCTCGAAAGGACCGGCACCAGAACTGTCGAAACCAGCGCGATCTGGAAATCGTCACCTTCGTAGGTGACCTCATCCATCACCTCGCCGACCGCGCTCTGGGAATGAGCAGACATGCGCCCATCGCGCCCCACAAGCAGCACCGAATGCTCGCGGCTGTCCGCGGTGATGCTGGCTCGCGTGATCGCCCCCAGCAATTCCTCCCTGTCGAAGAGAAGCCTAGTCGGATTGTCGGGTATGATCAGCCGATAGTCCGGATAGGTCGCATCGACGAGCTTGCTGGCGACGACCTGATCGCCATTCGTCAGGCGGATGAACTTGTCAGTCGCGACAACGCCGACATCGCCGGTCCATGCCGGCATGTCGAAGCCTGGAACGATCATGTCGGGCAGGCTCGCCGCTCCCGATGCGGCCTCTTCGCTTGAAAGTGACAGCTTCGCGCCATCGGTCGCGCAGAACTCGACCTTGCCGTCGCGCAGGCGCCAGGACACGCCAACGAGGAAGTACCGGCCGCCGTCGGGCTCTCGAGCGTATTCAACCCCCTTCTTGATCTTGCGAAGGGCCTCGGCGGACATCGAGAACTTGGCGTCGCCTTCATCGGTCAGCATCGATGGGAGCGGGAAATCGGCCGACGGCAAAATCGGAAGCGTGAAGCGAGACTTTCCGACCGTCACAACCGCCTGGCGCTCGCCGACATCAATCTTCACCTCTGCGCCGATTGATGTCTTCACCGCCTTCAGAAGAAGTGCGGCAGGCAGGCAGGCCGATCCAGCGGCCTCGACATTTGCGCCGAAGGTGTCCGATGCGGCCTGCTCAAGGCTGGTTGCGATGATGGAACCGCGCCCATCCTCGCCGACCGAAATCATGACATCGGCCAGGATTGGAATTTTGGAGGCGTTGTCGACGTACTTGGTGACGAATGACAGTGCGCCGACAAAGGCATCGCGCTCGACAACGAACCGCATCATGCCACCTCCGACATGCGACCATCGATAGCGGCCTGCCGGATGCGAAGCATCGGCAAGGTCTCGACCTTCTCGCGCAGGAGTTCGTAGGCGCGTACGGCATACGGCGAGGTGCGCGCCGCCTCGGCAATAAGGTCGGCAATCTCGTCGATGCCATGAACCTCGGGCATCTCATCGCGGCTTTCCAACTCGTCGATAAGCTCGCTGCGGGTGAGCCTCGACAGCTTCACGTCGTTAGGGTCGCCGAAGCGTTCGATGTACTCGTCCCGGATTTCGCCGTTAGAGAAGTCGCCAATGGTCCTTCCAGCGAGTGCTTTCATGGGTCATTCCTCCTTCAGGCCACGGCCCGAGTTGCGGCCGATGCGTCGCGGAAAAAGTCTGCTTGACGGGACTGGCCATCGAGGTGCCGGCAGGCGTGACGCCAGTAGCCTTCCTTCAGCTCGGTGCCGATGAACTTCCGGCCAAGCTTGAGGGACGTGACGCCCTCGGAGCCGATGCCCATAAAGGGCGACAGCACCACATCGCCGGGGTTGCTCCACATCACCACAGCGCGCTCGATGACATCGAGCTGCAGCGGGCAAAGATGTCGTTCGTCCTGCTTGTCCTTGGCCATCTGGACGTTGAGGACGTTGGTCTGGTCGACGGTCATCCAGACGGGTGACGCCCATTCCTGCCACTGGTCGAGCGGAAACTCGTCCGGCGTGTGAGCGATAGGCTCAACGTTGTCGCCTGGCTTAACGAAGGTGAGTAGGTAGTCGGGCATGCCGCCGCGCGACTTGGCGCTATCCTTACGCAACTGCTTGTAGAGAAGGCCGACATGCTTCGTGCGCGTCATCTCTGTGACAGGGCATTTCCAGATCGTGCGGCGGGAGTGCATGATCCAGCCGGCATCTTCGTGGATCTGGATGATCTGGCCCGAGAAATCCTTGATGCCGACGGCGCCGTCACGCCATTTCGTCAGCGGAAGATCAGAGCAATGCACCGCCGTCAGCCGGCCCGGCTTGGTGACGCGGAATTTCTCGCGCACCATGAAGGCATAGTGGTCGGCAAACTCCTCATCGGTCGAGTTGCCCATGTCGGCCGCATTGTCCGAATAGACAAAGAGTGAGCCAAACGGCGGCGAGTAGACGCTGAAGTCGATGCTGTTGTCGGGCATCTGGGCGAGCACATCGACGCAATCACCATGGATCGCCTGCCAATTCGGCCCGGCCTCGGAGTTCAGGCAGCGGATATCCATTCGGGGAGCCTCGCGGTTGCGGTGGGTTGGTAGGCGACCTTCACGGCGGATGACCTTCCCTGCGCGCGCCTCATGGCCTCGCGCATCGCGATCTTCATCCGTTGATGGTCAGTGGACTTGCGATCGATCACGCGACCGATTTCGTTCTCGCCTTCGGCGACGATCAGATGCACCTGCAGGGTGCGTTTCTGGCCGAAACGCCAGCACCGGCGAACGGCCTGATACCAGGTCTCATAGGAGTAGGACCGACCGACGAATGCCATGCGTGCGCAATGCGACCAATCGAGGCCGAACCCCATCATCGACGGTTTGCCAATGATGTGGCGAGCCTCGCCGCTCTCGAATGCGGCGATCTTCTCTTCCTTCTCGTCGACCGATTGTGACCCGCGTATTTCAATGGCGGATGGGATCGCAGCCTTGAGCGCATCGGCTTCATAGTCGGTATCGCACCATATGATCCAAGGTTCGGCTTGATCGGCGGCGATTGCTTCGCCGGCCGTTTCGGCTCGAGCCTGGATCGTCTGGCGTTTGACGTCGTGGAGATTGGTGGCTGAGAGACTGACAATTCCGAAGATGTCAGCGAGCGTGGCATCCATCTGACTGCTACGAGCGCGATGACGCGTCACCTCGAAAGCAGGCAGATCATAGCCGTCATCGCTGAAGTCGCCCAGATCAGATGGCTTCTCCGCCATGCGTGACCATGAAGCCATCCAGTCCCAGAACGGTCGCTCGGCATGGCCCTTGAGGCGCCAGTGCTGCGAAGCGGTCGATGTGTCGTTGATGAAGAACCGCGACAGCATTTCATTCGCGGCCATGATCTCAAGGAATTCGGCGTAGTTTCCGAGCTCCATGTGGTCATTCGGCGCCGGTGTCGCAGTGGCTGTCAGCTTGAATAGCGATCCTCTGAAGGCGTCGATCAATGCTCGGGTGGTCTTGCCGGTGAAGCTCTTCAGGATGGAGGCCTCATCCAGCGACACGGAGCCATAGGCAGACGGGTCCAGCCGATCGAGGCGGTCGTAGTTGCAGATATTGATGCCAGGACCGGCTTCGGACTGATCGCGGATAACTCGCGCCTCGTAGCCCCATTTTTCGGCTCGGCGTCGCGTCTGTCCGGCGACCGCCAGCGGCGTCAGAATGAGCGCGCGGCCATTGGACGCCTCAAGCGCCTTCTGGCTGAACTCGAGCTGGACCTCGGTCTTCCCGAGCCCTGTGTCGAGGAAACAGCCGGCAGCGCCGGTCAACAGATGATGTTCGACGCAATGAGCCTGGAACGGAAAAAGATGCGACGCCAGTTCTGGTACGCGCTTCATTCCCTTGGCTGGCGCGCGCAGGGCTTTTCGGGCGAGAAAATCCGGATAGGCGCTCATGCTCGCACCATGATCAAAGCCAGCCAGACGACGCCGGCAACGACGCCCCAACCAGCTAGGCTGCCGAGAATGATGACCGGCAATGACCAGCGAGAGCGGCGAATTGTGCCTCCCGCGCAATCGTCACAGTCGCATTCCAACCGGCTGCCGCTGGAGATGTTGGAATGAGCGTTCATGACTTCACCAGATCGCGAACGCCGCGGTCATGGCGAGTGGATGCGCCGCGGCTTTTGTTGTTGACCCAGCGGCTTACCGTGGGTTCGAACTGGTAGGTGACGCGGCGGATGTCATCGATCGACATCTCGGCTGGCGCTTCCGGCTTGAACATCAGGATCGCGTATTCGCCTGCCGAATATTCGTGACCGGGGACGAGCCGCCAGCCAGAGCTGAGGTGGTCGACAAGCTTGGTGCGGGGGATGAAACGAAGGTCCATCACACACCGCCTTTCGGCACATAGATGCAGTAGGTATTGCCCTCGGGCTTACCGCCGGTGGAGCAGCGATAGGGCATTCCGTCGGGCGACGGTCGCACCTTGGGTGAATCGTAAGGAATGACTTCGCCGGTCTGCTTGATCTGGTAGCCGTTCGGCGTTTCCCGGATCGTCGTCATTGGCACTGGCATGCAGTCGCCGTTACCGCAGCATTCAGGATCGAAACGCCAGCCGGTGGGTGCTTCATGAGCACGAGCCTTGGTCGCCGACAGCACACCGAGACCGAGGGCGACGACACCGGCAACGCCGGCCGTCCAGGCAAGGACCTTCACTGCGACGATGACTATGGAGTGCGCTTGACGATCGGCATCACACTGATCGAGCGGGCAGCCGCATTCCGGCCACGTCCTGCAGCCCTGTTCTGCCGGTGTATCGGTTAGGTGCGAAAAGCCGTTCATTTTCATAATCGGGTCTCCCTTCGTCCAAACCTTCGATTTCGATCATGGCCAGTTGGTCGACTGCCTCATCCGAGCCATGGCGGATGAGCAGCTTTCGGATTTCGATGATCATCAGTGTCGGACGCCGCCGTTCACCTGCCGCGCGAGTTCGTCCCGAGCTCGGCTGACACGGCTGCGAACGGTGCCAATCTGCACACCTCCGGCATCGGCGATTTCCTCATAGGAAGCGCCATCGACGCCGATCATCAGAAGCGCGTCGCGGTGATGTCTTGGGAGTTCGAAGACCTTAGCAAGCGCCTGCTTGGCTTCGTAGGCGGCCGCTTGATCATCAGCAGCAAGAGACATGCTCCGCTCGATAATTTCAGTGTCGAAGATGACGCGTCGGCTTGCCGTCGAAGTTGACGCCCTCGCCCCAACTCGGCACTGGGCGATAAAACTGTTGCGAAGGATGACGAACATCCAGCCCTTCAGATTGGTGCCTGGTTGGAACTGGTGCTGCTTTTCAATGGCCTTGAGCATGGTTTCCTGAACGAGGTCGTTTGCCGCATCGACGTTGCCGGCCAGCTTCATTGCGAAGGCCTTGAGGGAAGCGCGGTGCGTTTCGACGGAAAGTCCGAAATCGAGGCCAACGGCGTTCATGGCTCAATCTCCTGCCGCAGCTCCGGCGCCAGCCAGAGCGCGAATGAACGAGCGCATCGCATTAAGGACCGAGCTATGGAGATTCTGATCCGCGCCCCCAAGGAGCGCGTCGGCACGGTCGATGAGGGCGTCGAGTTCGCGGAGTTCTTCCCGGCCATAGCGGAGTCCTGTCAGCTCTTCGAGGTCGCGGATCTGGTCCGCGTTCGGCTTGATGCGCGTATCGGCGTACCAGCAATCCTTGACGCGGTTCGCGGTCCACTGGGGCTCGCGGTCAAGCTGCTCCGCCTGCTTGCGGTCGTAGGCGAGTATCTTCCGAGTTGCGTGGCACAGCCGGGCGCCGACAGAGCCGAGCGCCGGTGGCGCAAGCCTTGTCTTGAGAGCGTGCTGAGCAAACTCAACGGACGACATTTCTGATTTCTCCGATGACTTTTCGGACATTTCCGAAACTCCCTGATCCATGTTTGACGTCATGGATCGGAAGCAACGAAAGGACCTGGGCTGCGGCCACGAGAGGTGGACCGAACAGGATGCGAGCGACGCGCTTAGGCTCTTGGCGGAACTGGAAGCGCGACGTGGAAAGGCTTCGGGAGGCCTTCAAAAAGCTCCCGACAAAATTCAGCAGCCGAGCAGGCGCGGACACGCAGCCGCTCAAGGCTCCCAGTACAAGATGGATTTCAGCCGTACCTCGTCCCCGTCGGCTGACCGCGGGGAGGCCAGCGCATCGCCGCGCAAAGGTCTCCCCGCTTCTTCTGCGAGTGGTCGCTGAAAGGGTCATGCTGCGGCCCTCGCCTTCGCGCGCTCATTGGCGCAGCGGGAGCAAAGGACTGACGTCGACTTTGTCTTGCAACCGGCGCGGTCGAGACAACCCTCCTTCGGGTTCCTGACGAACGCAGGCACGTCTTCATCAAAAGATTGGTTGGCGACTTGTCCCGATTTGGCGCTATGACTCCCGGCCTTGACGGCCGCCCGCTCTGGCTGAGGCAAGACCTCGGCCATTTTTGCACCGCCGGCATCGGGACTTGGTATGCTGCGCTGGTCGCCATCAGCACCCGGAGTAGCGGAGCGGGTTACAGACACTTCGATGGAAAATGCTGCCCCGGAGGCTTCAGGGGGGCGGATAGCCTCCGGGGCGTTCGGCTGCTCGGGGGGAGTAGCAGCCGAGGGAGAATTGCGTGCCGAGCTTTCGTCGCCCAACTGCTCGGCGTAGTCGGTTGGCTCCTGGGCCGGGTTAACAATCCGGCTCTGCGACAGAACTTCCTGATCTTCCAGAACAATGCCATCAGCGTCGTGTGGCGGCAGACTAGTTGCGACCTGCTCGGGGCTCCCTACCGGACGAAATTCGTCAATGTTTTCTCGTGTGCGCGCAGGTGCACGTGCTTCTGGCTCGGCGGGGATCATGTTCATGGCAGCAAGGTAGAGGTCGACAATGGTCGAGTGCTCATCGTAAGCGGCCATTCCACCTTCGGATCGACGGATTTTGAGGACGACCTTTGCCGCCTCCTTGTCGAAGCCCCTGCCCTTCAATTCTTTGAAGACTTCCGCGATGTCATCGGCGATGGTCTTGCGCTCTTCCTCAAGCCGCTCGATGCGCTCAATGAAGGAACGGAACTCACGCCCGGCAACGGTCTGGCTGGTCTCGGTGATTTCGTCGCTGGCGCTCATGCGAACACCTCTCGCGATACAACCGAAATTCGGTCCGCAACCCACGATGTGAGCCGATTAACCGCTGTGAAACCATCCGAAATGGAATGGAAAGACCGGCATGCTTCGTGATTTGCTAATGGTTCGGCACGTTGTCGAATATTCACCGGGCCATAAGGGCTCGGGAGCAAGAAAAAATGACCGTTCCTTTCACAGAACCGATTGCCGTTGCCGATGTATTTGCTTCTGGACTTTGCCGAGTAGAACCGCTTTCCGGGGGAAACATGCGTTTCACCTTCTATGCCGAACAAACGTCCATCATGGATGGGGAGAAGGAACGAGTGATCGTTCAGCGCCTCGTCATGGACGTCGATGCTGTTCGCGATGCTGTTCTGACAGTCCTGACGGCGCTGAAGTGCCCGCCGGCCTGTATCTCGCATATTCCGAACTTGTGCCGCCACTGATGTCACGATGCCACCTCGTGGCCGGTCGCATACCAAGCGGACGGGGGTACCTCCCCGTTCGTCGCGGCTTGGATCAAGTCCATGTACTTGCGGCGAGGGATAACCCCGTTTTCCCACTTGTAGACCATGCTCTTGGACGCACCGACCATGGTTCCGAACGCCTCGAGAGAGAGTTCCTTGCCTTGCCGGTATTGCGTGAGCTGATGTGCGGGCTGCTGTTGCATGCCCTGTATGTTTCTATTTCGGAAACTGATTTGTCAAGCACGCTCCGTAAAAAAGTTTCTATTTTTGGTAACGCCCCATCTGAGCGCTAGAGCGATAATAGAAACATGCCGGCGCCGAAGACCACGAAGATCCACCACAAAAATCGCCGCCCCGCACAGGTCTACCTGCGGGAGTGGCTGAAGTGGCGCGGCCTCACTGCCGAGCAGCTTGCCGGCCGACTTGAGACCAGCAAGAGCGTCATTTCCAAGCTGATGAATGGCCAGCAGCGGTATAACCAAGACTGGCTGGAGCAGATTGCCTACGCGCTCGACTGCGACGTGCAGGAGCTGTATCGGCTGCCGGACGCCCCCACAGCAAACGAGCTCCTGGCAAAGATGCAGCCAGAAGCTCGTGAAGCGGCCATGAAAGTCCTCGTCGACCTGGCCCAGATGCGAAAGACCGGAACCGACGGTTAGTTCAGGCCGGCGCTCGGGCGATAATCCCGCAGCGCCGCTTCCATCTCATGCATCTCCTGCCTTGAAGGCATCTCGAACATCTCCGAGCCTTCGCCGACAGTCCCCATCAAAGGGACCAGCGTGAAATCGTCGCCCTGCTGGAAGGGTATGATTGCGTCGATCCTGAACGTGTAGCGCGGGAAGAACCGCTCCATGTGCCCTTTTAGACGTTCACTGCTTTGAATGATCTCCGCTGCTCGATGGGCAGGCGGGACGATGTAAAATTCTGAGACTGTTCGTGCCATTCTCGTTCTCCTGGTTAGCTGAATAGCCACCCTGCTACGGCTACAAGAACAAAGCAAGAACGATTTTTGAGCATGGTTGCCGATTCGAAAACCTGCCCGTCGGCACCCATACGTTCGATGTTTCTATTTCAGCAACTTTCTTGTTGACAGCCGAGTTTCTGTTTGAGAAACTGACCTCAACAACAAAGGAGCTACGCAGATGAGCCTCTATGATTTCTGCACCCACATTGCCGATCCCGACACAGGCGCGATCATCATCGACGACTACGAATGCCAGCTTTCGGCATCGGTCGAGATCAGGAACGGACTGCCGGAATACCACTTCGACGAAGTGATCAAGGACGGCGTCGATCTGCTCAAGAGCAAGTCAACCATGACCAAGATGCTGGCGTTTTCGATCATCGAGCAGGCCGAAACGGCATCATGGCTTCATGACAAGATCAACGAACGCGAAGGCATCGTTTGCCGTGGGCTTGGCTACAACGATCCGAACTCTCGCATTGCGAGGATTTCGTGATGGCCCGCACCTATTTCATGGACTTCGAGCGCGACGACGAAACCAGCGTGACGGTTGAGTATTCGATCAGCGCATACGACCCCGGCGTTTGCTCTGGCCCCGCCGAGGACTGCTACCCGCCTGAGGGCGGCGAAGTCGAGATCGTCAAGGTTTTCAACGATGCCGGTCCCGTCGAGTCGACCGACGCGGAAGATGAAAAGTGGTCTGCGTACATCGCGGAACATCACGATCACGGCAGTGACTATGACTATGATGATTGGGAGCGTTGAGATGGCTACGAAGCCAGAATGCCCCTACTGCGGCAGGACGACCGGCCTACGCCAAGTCCATGACGGCTGCGGCAGCATTCCCGCCGAATACACCTGCGAAGGCTGCTTTACGGCTACAGACACCGGCCCCTGCTTCGATGATCTGCCGCTTGCCCCTGTCACGATGACCCCGCGCGAAGCTGGTGAAGCCGCATTCTATGAATGTGAAGGCAACAATGCGGCATGCCTCAAGGCGGCTTTTGATGCGTATGAGGCCGCGGCAATAGCCCCTCTATACAAGGTCGTTGAGCGCATCCTCGACGAGGAAAGCGCCTATATCTCGCGCCCTTCTCGCAAGGTGACGCAGCGCATCGCCTTGGCGGCAGCGATTGCAGGCGTGCAGGTGAACAAGGCCACCGAGGACGAGTACCCGAAGCTTCTCGAAGACGAATTGGATCGCGCTCGCAAGTGGATTGAGGCTTTCGAAGCAAACCTTGGGCTCCGCGATGCGACCGTCATCAACGGCTCACCGATTGCCGAGTTCGTGGCCGGCTACCAGTTCGACGCCAGCGACGAAGGCTTTGTTCACACGCCGACTTTCCATGAGCAGACGATGATCGAGGATGCCATCTGCTCGTTCATCTCAGACGGCAGGCTTCTCAATGCAGCCCTTGACTTTCAGTGGCCAACACCGTCCCAAACATCGGAGGCCTAACCCATGGCCTTCCAGATCACCGCCACCCTTTTCGTCATCGCTGTCTACTGCGCCTTCCTCATCGAAGCGCTGCGCAGGTCGTGACAATCACTGGAGCAACCATGATCAAGTTTGACATCCTAAATCGCTTCACTGGATCGGTGCAGTTCACCGCCGAGATTGATTGTAGCGAAAACGCAGAGCGTTCGGTCAAGATCGGGCTCGCGGTGAGGTGGGGGCTGAAATCCCGCGCGGACCTCTCCCGCGCGAACCTCTCCGGCGCGGACCTCTCCCGCGCGGACCTCTCCCGCGCGGACCTCTCCCGCGCGAACCTCTCCGGCGCGGACCTCTCCCGCGCGGACCTCTCCGGCGCGAACTTCTCCGGCGCGGACCTCTCCCGCGCGGACCTCTCCCGCGCGAACCTCTACGGCGCGGACCTCTCCGGCGCGGACCTCTCCCGCGCGGACCTCTCCCGCGCGGACCTCTACGGCGCGGACTTCTCCGGCGCGGACCTCTCCCGCGCGGACCTCTCCCGCGCGGACCTCTCCCGCGCGAACCTCTCCGGCGCGGACCTCTCCCGCGCGGACCTCTCCGGCGCG